ATGTCCCCGCTAATAAGGCGCTCAATTTAAGCTTCTTATTAGTGTCAGATGTGTGATCGGTAATAGCATCCTTAGTCTCACCAGAAATTTGGTTGATAAAGAAAGTAGCAATTAACGCAATGAATGTAGCCGACAAGAAGAATACCCTGTCTACAGCGAGTCTGGGAATATTACCAATTGCAAAACGAATGATATTTGGTATCATTACAGTCATCCATACGAGATTCACGTAGTAGTTCTTAGACACGAGGGGTACAAGGGTTGTAGCATACAAAGCCAACCAATACGCGATGGCAGTGAGTAAAATGTTCACTGGTGTCTTCATTTAAACTAGAGTGAGATTATTTATCCTGAATATGCTGACCACAAAATTCTGTTCTCTGTGGTATCTGCTGGTAAACGTCTAGATGTACGCATATATTTCGAAGTTCAACGTAATTTTTCCAGAACTCTGGTGAATGAGAATATTCATCTACTGTTGAGTGAGCCAATTCATGTATAAGAACATGAAAAATCTCATTCGTTTTGCCATCTAAGCATAAAACTATTTCACCCCCTTTGTTTGTATTAGACCCGACAGAACCTTTCATTCTCTTCAAACCGGTTATCGGCGTAGGACGAACAAGCATTTTAAATTTTTCATTTCCTGTGTCCCGAATGTGCTCTCTAAGAATACGATACTTCTCCTTTACTTCGACAAGCTCCTGGGGTTCTCTAGTCGTGTAAAGAATAACTAAATTGATTAATAATAATATAATCAAAGCTATCATCTCTTATATACAAAGATAAATTTACTATATAACTCTGAGATGGGATTTCCTGTTAGTCCCTCCCAAAGTTGTAAACTAAACCCTAACTCTTCTAGATGTGTGACCAAAAGGTCTTTAAAAGCCACTGGCTCTGATTTTGGTCCATCCGCATAATAAGGTGTGTCGACCAGGTTTACAAATAATTTTTCACCAAATCCACCATTTCCATGGTCTTTTAGTTTGAAAAAATTACCAGTTTCATCAATGAGTGGTGTTTTAAAAATAATTTTTTCAGAGTCTGGAATGATACCTATAAGAAGTCCACCAGGTTTTACCCTCTTTTTTATTTCACGGATAGAACTGAAAAATAAACCTTTACTGGCAAAAATATAATGCAGTGAAAAGTTAAAACACACGATATTAAACGCTCTGTTTGGACAGTTATGAATATCACCCTCATAAAAGTTTACGCGCATATGCATATTTTTTGCACGTGAACGAGCCTCTTCTAGGGCTGATGGCTCTGGGTCACACATGTTAATGTTTACCCCACACTTGTGCCATTTTTGAAGGTCTCCACCGAAACCACACCCTACATCAAGAATGTGTTCACCTTCTTTTGAAACGGATTGGATAAGATTTCTTTTAGCATCATTGTGATTTTTACGAATTACTTCCATTTCATATTATGGAATAATAAGGTTTATTTCTTTAGGTTTGATCGCTTCACTAAGGTGCCAATTAAACAAATAGTAATAAACAAAACCAGACCCTTTCATAAATTTATGTTTTTCGAGTGTTTTAACTTCTATACCAGCTTCAGCGCTATTGAAGACATGATACCCCAAATTTTTAGCGATAAGAAAGGCATCATTGTAAACATCTCCAACCATTAAATATCTATAAACCTGTCTAACTGTACCAGAATTATCTGATCGTTCATAAGGAATTTCGTAAAACGAAATGAAATCGTCACTTATGTCATTTACGTAAGAATGTATAGGTAATAATGTTCGTTTCACATATTGTTCATCAAATATAGGGGTAATTTTAAAATTTTTAGAATATTCTTGTAGAAGTTGAGTTACTTTAGGTACATCATCTAATGTCATTTTTCGCCATAAATGTTTACATGGTCCACGGATTTCATAAAATTTTTCACGGATACGATTTGTCTGATGAAACCCAATTTTTACCAAGTGTTGTACATCTAAAAATCTATGCCAGTAATACGATTTAGTTATAGGTGTTGGTATTTTAGTTTGTGCAGTATAAATAGCTTGCCAAATATCTTTCTTATTTGCTCGTCTTTTAATTTCTGTTATCAAAAGTGGTGCAAGTCCAAAAGTTCTATATGATGGGTGTACACATAAATAGTCTATCTGTGTCATCTTGATATCTTCATTTTCGACTCGTGAATTTACCGGCATACTCGTAATATACCCAACAAGTTCATTTGTATCTTTTTTACGAATGGCTATACTATCATTTATTGACCATTTGAGAACGTCTTTTGTATAGCATAATTTGAATCTACCACTTTCAACATAATACTCCCTTAAAAACTTGCACGCTTCTTTAACACCACAAGATGACCACATGAAACTATCCGGAAGTTTTGTAGTTTTTTTTGAAACATCTCGTGTTTTCTCAATTTCACCAGGTGTAGTCCCTTCACGAGGTACGGGTTGTTTATCCCAATACTCATGCATTTACATAGATAGTAGCTTAAAGTTTTAAGCCAACACATAAATATAATGTCTCTTGAATCAGATTACACCACTGTACCCGGTCAGATCTTTGCTTGTCTATCCATTGTCGGTCCTGAGTGCCCTCAAAAGAATGAGAAGTTTGGTATTAAGATCCGTGGTGCATTTGCCACACGTGATGAGGCCGCTAAGCACGCTGCACGTCTACAGAAGGAGGATGCTACTTTCGATATTTACGTAGTTGACATGTATAAGTGGCTTTTGATCCCCCCCGATTCTGAGAAGATTGAAGATGTTCACTACACCAACGATAAACTCGAAGAAATTATGAAGGGATACAGGGAGAACCAGTCCGAGGCTGCTCGTATGTTTAACGAACGTAAAACAGCGATGATGGCTGAGAAGAATCATTTCGTATCAGGTGATGATAATTCTAAGTTTTACAACAAGCCCGATGAGGCTCCTATCTCTCACCCAGCCGAGGTCCTCGAACGGCTCAAGAAGGAAAAGCCTGACACTCCCATGGAGGAGCTTGTAAAGGAGGCTGATGAGATTGTTGCTGAGGAGATGAAGCAGCGTCAGAAGCAGCGCGAGGAGGAGGAGTCGAGGGATGCTAAGTTGGAAGAGGTAAAGGAGGAGGGAGAACCCGAAGTTTCTTCTGCGTAAATAATATTCATATACATTAAATAAAAATGCTTCGTATAATTCTAACAATATTGTTAGTCGGAGCTTTCTTTATTTTGTTTTTTAAACCAAATTACAATTTAAAAAACAAAACAGATTTAGGTTCAGTAGCAACTGATACAGGTAGCGGTGAGGTTTCAACAACGGATGGTTTCGTCGAAGATACACATAGGGGTCCCATTCTTTTTGGGCGAGATGGAATTCCCCCAAGATATGGCGACATAGGTACGTTTGTTGCTTATTCAACTGTTCCGGAGACTCACTGGTTAAGTGGATTTCCGCAAAAGGGTGTGAATAACGACATGTACGAGGACACAGATACAAAACTTTCTACTCGTATAAGGGATTTGAGTAAGTGATTAGGTGTACCTGAGGATGACTGGTTGCATCGTCTTTCCCATAAAAAATCCTAAAAGAAATACTGCAAATGCAATAATCCATGTGGATTTATCAATATCAGTAAAAGGGTCGAATTTTCCAGATTGAGGAGGGGGTTGCGGGTAATTCATTTCACTTGGATGAAAATAATATGGTTGATCTTGAATCATTTCATCCTTATTATTATCTTCATTCTTCTCCTGAATTAAAGGGTCAAGGTTTGGGCTATACTCAATAGGATTACCAATATCAGTTTCCATTTCTAATATAGAATCTGTTTTTTTTAAGCTGATTCTTCCTCACTTTCACTCGCTTCCTCGTCATCTACCACGAAATCCTTGAGATTACCATTATCATCAGCGTCTTCGTCATAATCGTCATCACTACCTTCTTCTGAGTTATATTCATCTTCAGTGTCAATTACTGAATCATCTTCAAAATCATCGTGATCATCTGTAGCATAATCGTCATCTAGTACAGTTTCTACTGGTATATAAAGAACGGGCTTCTTTATAACCCTACCAAAGCGAGAACGAGTACTAACTACCATTTATATACTTTAAACACTGTTCTGTTTAAGTATCTTTAGGGTGAAGTTTACTAGTTATTTTAGGGGGTAAGATGTGAGTTCTTCCACTGT